CCCGCTATGTTTGCCACCGTGCGGCGGGTTCAGGGCGAAACCTTTGATGACTTTGACCTAGTGGAGAGAGAGCAATGAGAACCGACCTGACGAACAAGGAATACCATGCCCACCCCGCAATCTCGTCCTCGGACGTGAAGGCGGTTTACAAAACGTCGCTGGCACACTGGAAAGGCAAGGTCCGCAAGGAAACCTCGGCCTTCGCCTTGGGCAGCGCCGTCCACGCTCTGGTGCTGGAGCCGGAGAAGAACCTAGTCCTGCGTGGCCCCGAGGATCGCCGTGGCAACAAGTGGAAAGAGGCGCAGCTTGCCGCCGATCTGGACGGCCAAATCCTGCTGCCAGAAGCCGAGTTCGATCTGGCCGCGCGCATCGCCGATGCCGTCAAGGCTCACCCGGTGGCGGCCATGTATTTGGCCGATCCGACCTTCGTGGCCGAGGCCAGCTTTTTCGGCATCGATCCGGCCACTGGCGTCGAAATCAAATGCCGACCCGACGGCTATCTGCCAGAGGTCGGCTTGGTGTTCGACGTGAAGACCACCACCGACGCCAGCCCAGACGGCTTCCCGCGTGAGCTTCGCAAGTACGCATACGACGTGCAGGCGGCATTCTATCTGCGCGCCCTGCGTGCCGCTGGCTACAAAGCCGACACGTTCATGTTCATCGCGGTCGAGAAAGAGTCACCGTTTGCTGTCGGTGTCCATGCCCTGACCGACCGCTATTTGGACCACGCCGATCAGGTCGTGACCCAGACCCTCCAAAAGATCAGCAACGCCACCGCAGTTTCCGACTTCACAACGGGCTGGCCACTGATTAACCATATCGATCTGCCGCGTTGGCAGACCGAGACCACCGAAGATGACATCTTCGACCAAACCGTAGACTTCTGAGACCACAAGCCAGAGAGGAGCAAACCATGGCTAACAATGATGACTTCCACAAGGTTCTCGTCAAGAACGTGACCCTGCAATATCCCAAGCTGAACCAAACCTATCGGTTCAACACCCAAAAGCAGGCCAGCGAACCCTGCGCGCCCACCGCATCCAACGCGGCTTGGTCCGTGGCCTTTGAGATGACCAAGGAGCAGGCCAAGCCGCTTTACGAAGAACTGCGCGCCCACTATGAGGCTTGCCGCTCGCGCAACAGCAAGATGCCTCAATTCAAGACCATCTTCAGCATGAAGAAGCTGAAGGACGAGCATGGCAACGAAACCGGCATGGTACAATTCACCGCCAAGCGCAACGGCATGAAGAAGGACGGCACGCCCAACAAGGCACCCACCGTCATCGACGGGCAGAAGCAACCGCTGGCCGATCTGGCCTTCTGGGGAGGCTCCAAAGGCACCGTGCGCGCGTGGGCTGTCGCTGTGATCGATCCCGATGGCAACGGCGGCATCTCCCTCCTGCTGGACGCGGTGCAGGTCACAGAAGCCCGCTACGGCGACGGCGGCATGGATGATTTCGATACCGTCGAAAGCAAGGCCGATCCCTTCGAGCAGGCAAAAGCGCCCTTGACCGAACAGAAGCGCCAAGCCATTGCAGATGATCTGGGGGACGAAATCCCATTTTAGTAAAGAAGAACCCCGGCGTGAGACCAACGCGCCGGGGTTCAAGTAAGGCAGGCGGAACCGAGGGAGGAGCAGGTTCCAGATGTGTGAGAGCAACCCAACACAAGGAATACTTTAATGCAGTCTATATCTGGTGGCAAGTGTCGCGGTGGCCACAATGTCTGATATCCGCTTCCTGACAGCCCCCGGCTCTTTCCACACCCTGATCGACAAGCCCGGCCAATCCTACCCCGGCATCTCTTGGGCCGACATCGCCCGCATGGTTTCCACACCGCAGGCGAAAGAAAAGATCGACGCAGACTTTTTCATTCCCTCAACCTACCGCGAACACGACGGCAGATCGCACGAAGCCCAGCGTGAGCGCGGAGCCTTCCGAATGCTCGCCCTCGACATCGACAGGGGCAACCCCAGCCTAGATGACGTGCTGGCCGCCGTAGAGGCCGTTTGCGGGCCTGTCAGCATGCTTGCCTATTCATCCTCCGGCGCAACCCCGGAGAACCGCAAATGGCGCGTCCTGATCCCGCTGGCGGGCGTCCTGTCCGGCGCTGACTATGAGCTTGCCCAGACCGCCCTCTTCGACCTCCTGCATGCCAATGGCATACACCCCGACGGCGCGCTGGCACGCTGCGGCCAGCCGATCTACCTGCCCAATGTTCCTCTAGGCAAACGCAATCCCGATCTAACCCCGATCTTCTATCAGCACTGCATCGTCCGTGGCGGCATGTTGCGCCTCGACGCCGACAGCGCCATCCGCCAAGAGATCGACCGCAGGCTGGAGCAGTACCGCCTCGCCGCCGAGCAGGCCGACCGGGCGCGTGCCGAGCGTGAGCGCCAGCGTGCCGAGCGTCGGCAGAAGTTCCCCGATCAGGTCAGCCCAGTCGATGCTTTCAACGCTGACCACTCCATCGAAGACCTGTTCGCCCGCTACCAATACGAGCGGCGCGGATCATCCCAGCATTACCGTTCGCGGTATCAAACCAGCCCCAGCTTCGCTACGCAGAACTTCGTGACCCATTGGGTCAGCCTGTCTGGATCGGACGCCGCCGCTGGTGTGGGCAAATCCAAATCCCTCGGCGAAAATTCATATTGCTGGGGCGATGCCTTCGATCTGTTCGTCCACTACGAACACGACGGCGATTTCGACAAAGCCGTGCGTGCCTATGGCCTTGAGATCAGCCCGGCCAAAGCCGAGATCGACGTGCCAGAGAACGGCATGGATGATTTTGACTATGTGGCCCCACAGGCCGCGCAGGAGGCACCTGCCAGCGCACAGGCCGATGACATAGACCTAGACAGCTTCGACACCCCAGACGCCCCCGAGGCGGCCCCGGATTGGCCCACGCTCTACGATATGTTCGACGAGGCCAGCATTGAGCCTCGCCGTTGGATATACGCTCACCATTACCTGCGGTCATTCGTCAGCGTGCTGGCGTCGGCAGGCGGGATCGGCAAGACCAGCCTCCAGATCGTGGAAGCCCTCGCCATCGTCACGGGCAGGCCGCTGCTGGGCGAGGAAGTCAAAGAGCGCACCAACGTCTGGATCGTCAACCTCGAAGACCCGCTGGAAGAAATCCAACGCCGGGTTCTCGCTGCGATGCGGCATTACGGTATCAAGCCCGCCGAGGTCGAGGGCCGCCTGTTCGTCAACGCTGGCCGAGACTTCAGCCTGAAGTTTGGCATCCAGACCCGCGAAGGCGTCCTGCCCAACACCAAGCTGGTCGAATACCTCTGCAAGCAGATACCACAGAAGAAGATCGGCTGCGTGTTCATCGATCCCTTCGTCGGCGCGCACAACATCAACGAGAACGACAACATGGCCGTTAACGCCATTGTGGCGGAAATAAGGCGAGTGGCCGACGAGACAAAGTGCGCTATCGGGCTCGTCCATCACATCCGCAAAGGCAACGGCGAGGATGCGTCGATTGATAGCGTGCGTGGCGCAGGCAGCCTCATCGGGGCGGCACGGGCTGCGCGCGTGGTCAACCGCATGTCAGCCGATGATGCGGCTAAGCTGGGGATCGATGAGGCCGAGGCGCGATCTGTGTTTCGGGTGGACGACGGCAAGGCCAACCTCGCCCCGCCCGCCAACGCCGCCGTCTATCGCAAGATGGAGGGCGTCAAGATAGATAACGGCGAGTGGATCGGTGTTTGCCTCCCGTACACCCTGCCAGACGCATTCGACGGCATCAGCGCCAAGGATGCCAAGGCGGCACAGAGGATCGTTGCAGATGCCCACACAAACGACGAGCCGCTGCGCGAAAGCCAGCAGTCTAAAAAATGGGTGGGCGTCCCGATAGCAGACATGCTCGGCATCGACATCACCGAGAAGAAAGGGAAGGCCAAGGTGTCGTCCATCATCAAGACGTGGATCAAGACAAACGTGCTGGCCGTCGAGCGGATCACAGACCCGAGACAGGCCAGAGAGGTGGCCGTCGTGGTCGTCGGAGAGTGGATCAGTCATGACGAAGTGTGATAAATATGCAACCTCACCTAGAGCCTCACAGGTGAGGAAAGGTGAGGAAAGGTGAGGTAAAACACCCTTCCTCCTCACCCCACCCCCTAAAGGGGGTGAGGGGTGAGGAGGTGAAGGTGTTGGTTATGTGAGGTGAGGTGAGAGTGAGGAAACCAGAGAGGACGACAACGATGGCACAGAGACCAACACGCCAAAAAAAAGATGACCGCATCCTGCACAAAGGGGCGACGGCGAATGAGATCAAATCGGACCTCGCGCTGGCACCCTTTGACGCGGCTGTCAGAGAGATGGATCGCAGATGGGGGGTCGATGTTCTGCCCGAGCTTGTCTCAACCGAGAGCGCCGCAAAGTGGGGGCGTGCGATGGCTGGCCTGAACGGCGCCATCGATGCACAAGATCCCGACAAAACGAAATTCTGGGTTGAGATCTGCTTGCGCGGGCTGACTGCAATGGACGCCGAAGCCGTCAGCCTCGGTCGGCCCATTTCTGATCCGATGATCTGGGAACACGAATACGACGGCATCGTCTACGGCATCATCGAGGATGGGCGCGCTTGGCCGGCAGCCTACGCCAAGCGTCCAGGCATCGCCATCCACACGATGCGCGAGGTGGCCGTCGCCCTGCACGAACACCGCAACGGGCTGGTGAACGCGGTGAAGCTGGCATTCCCCGGCGCCGAGGTGAAGGCGGTCAGACGCGCGCCGCAGGATCTGGAAGACGATTTCAATTTCTTGGAGGACTTGTGATGAGCAGCACGATCTACATCACCGGCGAGACGAAGCCGGACGCCTTCTACCGCGCGCTGGCCGAGGCGCAGAAGGGCGACCGCATCGTCTACCATGTCGGCCAGACCTGCGGCGGCCTGCATCGCCACGCGGCTGCCAGAGCCGAGACCGACAAGCTGGTCTTCCTCTTCTGCAAGCGCGAGGGCGTCGGACAGTTTGCATATTTGGCGGTGAAGCGTTAGAATGCGCCCAGCGACCGGGCAGCAGCGCCCGAGATGAGGTGAGCAATATGCCAGCAGGCAGGCCGACAAAGTACGATCCAGCCATGTGCGCCATCGTCATAGCCGCAGGCGAAGAGGGTGAAACCTTGGCCGGAATGGCTGAAGCCTGCGACGTTGACCGCGAAACCATCAACAATTGGATGGCCGCGAACCCAGAATTTTCCCGCGCCGTAAAGCGGGGCTTGCAGCGTGCGCAAGTTTGGTGGGAGCGTCAGGGCAAGATCGGCACCTTCGGCGGCACTGACGGCTTCAACGCTACAAGCTACATTTTCCAGATGAAGAACCGATTTCGCGCCGATTGGAACGACACGCTGAAGAGCGAACACAGCGGCCCAGACGGCGGCGCCATCCCGGTCGAAATCAAGCGAACCATCATCGATCCGAAGGCATGATGGAGGGTTTGGTATGACAGTGCAGCAGATACTGGACAGCGAGCCTCGGTTCCGGCGATTGAGAAACATCGTCAACAGATATGGCGTTGAGGGCGCAGCGACGCTCTACGGCATTACCGTTGGAGAGATAGAGAAGATGCTCTTCAAGAAAACTATGCGCGGACCATCGCAGACTAATTCAGAGGGCTAAGGCATGGCTATCGAAAACCTGCGCGAAATCGGAAACGTGCTATATGAGCGGCGCGCAGACGGCATGCTGTATCCCGTGCGCCGCGTGCGGCCCGATACCGAGGCCCGTGGCGTGCCGCCGCAAGATCCCAGCCTGCTGAACGTTGGCGGCATCGGTGAGCGGCTTGCCTTCCTGAACCAGACGTTCAACCCGGTCGAAGGCATCGGCCAGTCGATGCGGGCAGGATCTCGCATGATGGCGCCAGACCAAAGCTATTGGGACCGCATCTCTGCCTTGGGCGAGATGGCGTCAGGCGTGGCCAGCATCGCCGCGCCTATCGCAGCAGCGCGCGCCATCGGTGTGCCTGCCGCCAGCGCGATGATGGAGGGGCTGCTGGGGTTCTCGCCCACGACGCAGGCTGCTGGCGACACTATGCGTGCGGCTGGTCGCGACATCGTTGACCGCCTCAACCAGCCCGGTCCCGTGCCGGTGATGTACAGCAACCCGATCCCAGGCCGTCCTCCGTTGACCTTTGCCGAGGTGGAGCGAGCGATGCGAGCGCCCTTCGACATGGGGCGCGGCATGGGAGACAACGGCGGCCCTCCGATGAGAGACGTTGTGCGTCCGAGAAGCTATGAGCGCGTCGGCTCAGATATTGCAGAGAACTTGAGCGGGATGCCATCTGCCGCAGAAATTGCTGGGCGTGGGCCTACAACGCCAGGCGCTGGCCTGACCGACGTTAAGTCGCAAAAGCCAACTGCACTTTCTGGCAGTTACAGCCGTGGGCTTGTTGATGAGGAATTGGTTGCGCCAGTTCAGTCAAGCATATCAGACCTTGAAGACCGGACGCTGATGGGGATCGTTGGCGACACGTCTGGTCGCCAGCGCGTGACGCAGGTGAACGAAGATGTGTTTGAGACCCCAGTCGATACGCAGGGCGGGTTCCAATATATGGACCGTCCCGGGCAGGGCTACGCTGGTGCGCAAACTGCGACATCTAGCAAGCTAAACGAGGCCAGCAAAACTGAAGACCCGTTCTACATCAGCGTGTTGATGGGTGAGCAATCGCCTGACTTCGCCGTTCCAACGTCACAGATATTTGGACAAATGCTCAGGAACGCTCCAATTGCCGCGAAAAACATCCCGACAATTGATGAGGCTATTCGCGGCATCGGGATGTCGGTTGTAAGAAAGAAGATCGTTGACGGCAAAGAGGTCAAATACAGCGAAACAATATATCCGTTCGGTGACTTTAAGAGCATTGGAACCCCAGGATACTTTGACGAATATGTGGCGGGACTTCCGTCCGGCACGCAACGTGCTGCGCTCCTGAAGGGAATGGATAAGGCAAATCTGCAAAAGATAGGTCTTCCAAAAGTTGCTGATGCTCGGGCCGCAATGATGGATGAAGCCCAGATTGGCATGGACTGGGGATCGACAGGATACCGTGGGTTCACTCCGGATGTTAAGCGTGGCGCATTTAGCACAACGCCAGATCAGTCTCTGACGTACCAATCCGGTGTCGATAAGGTGGGTGCGGCCAGAACTCTTACTGGCCAAGGTCGCGGCATCCCGTATGCGCTGGCGTTCCCAGATCTGGCGTCAGAACTTCGGGCAAAAGGGACAGGCGGCGGCCTTGAGATGACAAGCCCCGCTTATAAAGTATTTGAGGGAAGCCCTAAGCGCGCGAAGCAACGTGTTACGCCCCTTGTTGTCGATCTTATTTCGACCTTCCGAGAGCTTGAGGACAGGTTCGGTCGCCGTTCTGCGCTAGGATTTGCCGCTGACACTTTGAAAGACGTGAAGGTCACAAAGGAAATGATTGAGGCTGCGCGCAAGGCAAACGCTCCAGCGTGGATGATCGCCGCGATGTCGTCCGCTGGGTTGATGTCGGCGCGTCCAGAAGATGAAGGCCTTTAAGGTGGGCAAGTGAACCTAGACATCAATACGCCTCGCTGGGCGCTGCCGATCCTGCAACGCGAGAGCGCCCGCTACATCGGGGCGTTTGGCGGGCGCGGATCTGGCAAGTCAACCTTCTTCGCCGAATGGATCGTGGAGCGCTGCGTGATGCGCAAGACCGACGTGGTCTGCGTGCGCGAGGTGCAGAAGTCGCTGAAGCAGTCGGTCAAGAAGCTGATTGAAAACAAGATCGAGGAGCTTGGCGTCGGTCATCTGTTCCAAGTGCAGCAGGCCGAGATCAAATGCCCGCACGGCGGCGTCATCATCTTCCAGGGCATGCAGAACCACACAGCCGACAGCGTGAAGTCGCTGGAGGGCTTCGACATTGCTTGGGTCGAAGAGGCCCAGTCGATCAGCCAGTTCTCGCTGGATCTCCTGCGCCCGACCATCCGCAAGCCCGGCTCTCAACTGCTGTTCAGTTGGAACCCACGGTTCGACACCGACCCGATCGAGGGCCTGCTGCGCGGGCCAACGCCGCCGCCTGACAGCGTGATTGTCGAGGTGAACTATAGCGACAACCCGTGGTTCCCTGACGTTCTCAAAGACGAAATGGAATACGACAAGCGGCGCGACCCGGACAAATATCTGCACGTCTGGAAGGGCGAGTATGTCCGCAACAGCGAAACCCGCGTGTTCAAGAACTGGGCCATTGAGGATTTCGAGGCACCGCCTGATGCCGTCCATCGCCTCGGCGCTGACTGGGGCTTTGCCACTGACCCGACCGTCGGCATTCGCTGCCACATTATAGGACGGAAGCTATATATTGACCACGAGGCCTATCAGGTGGGCTGCGAGATCGTTGACACGCCTTCGCTGTTTATGACGATCCCCGAGGCTGAGCGCTGGCCGATGGTGGCCGATAGCGCGCGGCCCGAGACCATCAGCCACATGCGCAAGAACGGCTTTCCGAAGATCA